TCGATGTGTGCCTTGTAGAGCGACTCATCAATTTGAAGTGCGTTGGAGTACTTAACATTTGCTAATCCTGTAACTACATCTTTAGGAACATCTAGTCCTTGTAGAATTCTTTCTAGTACTCTGTCAGCACGAGAAGCAAGTGCTGGGTCAAATGAGCGCTCGAACTTAAACTGCTTAATCTTGTCGCCAAGTTCTGCAGGACCACGGATGATAAGAGGAACAACTGCTGATGCGGACTCTTCGTCACGAATCGGAGTCGTCATAGCATCGATAAGTTGTTCTTCAAACTCATCTTCTGCTTCTTCTGCAGTAAAGCCTGGATTGGCTTCGGTATCTGTGTCATTTGGATAATCTGGGTCGCCACCTGCTGCAACTGCCAAACCATCTGGTAAATAAAGTGCGCCAGCATTCAGGCGAGAACGTGCTGTTGCACGGAATGTTCTGTTGAGCAAAAGAAGTTCAGCGCAAAGATCTAGAAGACCGCGTAGTGATGAATCTGCTTCATCTGAGTAACGAGGATGTGAGCGCCAGATACGACCTACAAATGCATTTTTAGAAAGTTTGTTGGTAGATGCCGTAGATCCACCGATGCTCTCTTCTCTACGACCAACAACATTAAATCCACCACGAGTGTCAGTCATTATCTCGTCTACAGATTTAATATCCCAAGACTCTGGAATTCCTGAACCAGCACGTTCTGGCATTTGAACTAAGTAACATTCACCAGCAACTGAAATGTTGAGTGCAGCATCGCGAAGAAGCCCTGCTTGTCCACCATATGCAGAATCTAAACGAGCCAATGCTCGCTCAGCTGCTGCAGCTAAACGTGGGTCAACAGTGTTAGACAGTGCTACTGGTGCTGGAGCCTCTGAAGCATTATCAACAGCAGCAGCGTAAATACGAATACGAGAAACTACAGAGGCAACTAGATTAAATGCGTATTTGATTTCTCCAATGGCATCGTAGTATTCCCATGCTTCAGATTGCCATGCACTAGAGCCAGCAGAGCGACGTTGTTTGAATTGCTCAAACTCGCCTTTATCATTAATTTTAATTTGTACTGCAGCAGCAGTTAAAGTTCTAGGTGTTGAGTAAGAAACTGATTGAGCATTAGAGGAAAGAAATATTGAACTTGGACCTGTAATTTTTGGCTTAGAGTTTCTAATTACTTGAGTAGAACGAGTAGTAGACTTTTTTCTTTGTCTAGTCTTTTTTGGTGCAGCCTGGGGCGCGACAATAGGGGTAGGCTCTATTGGCTCTTGGTGTTTAAAAACACTCACCCTTTTAACTCCTCGTCTCTATGGCGGAGTAGAGGACTAATCATTTTTCCTCATACGCAGCCAGCAAACCAGCAATGGCAGAGATTGCTAAAACAATCGCTACTGGATGTACTACATTAGGGATAATCATACGTGATATTTCAAGTAGTGATGCGACCCATATCGATGTACACCACATACAGGTAAAGAGATAGCCAAACTTCGACCTCTCTGGAGGAAACCTTTTCCAGATTGCATTTCTTGGTCTAGAGAAAATCTCGTCTTTTACTACAAGCCTTGCTAGCCTATAAGTGGCAAGACCAGCGACTGATAGTTCAAAAAAGTTATCCATCTACTCTTCCCCTCCAACGGTAATGATTGAGCCATAGGGATTCCAAGACCTCAAGCGGGAACCACACCCGCAGTTGTCATCCTTGCTAAATGCAATAAGTTTTCCAGACTCAGTAGTTACTCTATGAATCCTATCTATCTTGCTATGAGAAATATATGTCTCATTGAAGACCACATTGGCGCCTGTAGGGGTATCTACAGCAATTAAAAGTTTATTGTTTAGAAGAATTGCCCTACATCTATCTACGTGCCTAGTGCCTGCAGGAGATGCTCCCTTAGGTAGAAGATCATTTATATCTTCTAGAGAGCCTGGTAGGGCTAGAGCAACCATTGCTGGAAACACGTCTGCCACTACGTTCACACGACCCCCTTGTACTCGGAAGGTATGTAGAAATCTTCCCAGCCTAAAAATGATTTAGCAATTGTTAGAGGGACTAGCAGAGGTTTTTCTCTAGAAGTACCTTCGGGGGTTAACCATACATCTATATCTTCTTTTTTCAGTGCTATAGGGAAGGACGCCCAGACTTTATTTTTCTTAAGAAGTTCTATAGGAAAGGCGATCGGGTGAGGGGATTCTTTAGAAGTAATTGTTTCTAAACGTCGAGCATTTGGTCTAGCGCCCTGCTTCTGCGGGTTTAGCCATATGGCAACAACTAAGTCTTTTTCTAGGTATGTCCCAGAGGAGTTCTTGTATGTCTTAGCCATTACTTATCCTTCTGGCCATTGCTCTGTAAGTAACTCCAGCGGCTTCGGCTATAGCAGCCGTTGAGACCCCTCGATTATGCAGACTCTTTGCAAGTTCGGTTAGTTCGCTATTTGCTAGGGCTAGTTCGCTATTTGGAGCGCTCTTTGCTCTATACCGTCTAGAAAGCCCTGAGAGGTGTTTTAAACGAGGTTTTAGCTCTGGTGGCACACCTGGGGATATAGAACGTAGCCTAGGAGTGTCAGAGATGGGGGATAGAACGGTTAGAGATTTAGATGGAGTCTCTGGAATAGGCTTTATTTGCTCTTGCTGAGCGGCATTTTTAACCCAGAAATGGATAGTTGATTTTGGTTTAGGCGGAGTGAAAGACTCAGCGATAATCCCGAGTGACCAGCCTGCTTCCCAGAGGCAGCGTAGGCGAGCAGTAAATGCCTCCTGAGAAAGAGATAGTAGAAACTTAATCTCTTCCTTGGGTAGTTTCGGTTTGTTTTTCACTCTTGTATTTTACATCGTTTTGAGATGTCGTACAGGAAGAGGGGATTGATTCTTGTACGAAAAGGAAGAAAACATGAAGGTTTCCATTATTTGCTTTTGGCCTGTGAGAAGGCTCCGTATGGTTTTGGACATTTTCTAAATCGTTTCCGGAAAGTTTTTAATAAACTTGAGTCGAGGTGGCTCAAGTTTGCTTTTTTATTTATATTATTGCTATCTCACTCTCATACTTGGTTTTCTAGCCTCTAACTAGTCAAGGATCAAGTAGTTGTTGATAGTAGATATTTTCCTTGAAACTTCAACTAAATTACTCATGAGTAGCCTTTTACAAAAGTGTTGCCTAAATCACAGACACTCTGGGAGTTATATGCTTGACAAATCTAGGATACTAGCATAGTCTTATCTCATAAGCACAAGGGGTGCTTAAAAAGGGGAAAAAGATGAGCGAAAGAGAACACATATTGCGAAGGTTGGAAATAGAGATACAACTAACAAGACCTGCTAAAGACCAATACGACAGATTTGGAAATCTTTCTAGGCAAGAAAAGATACTTGACAGAATTAAGTATCACACAAACTTTCTGATTACGGAGAACGACAAAGGTAGAAGCAGGTATCACACAATAAAACTAGAAGTCTTAAAAGAGATGCTAGAAGAAGGTCACGGTAAATATCTGGCAACAAAACTAAAGCCTCGTAAAATTGGTGGCGTATTTACTAGAGGCTGACTCTTATCTAATTAACCGCAAGAACTAGCCCCCCGCAAGGGGGGCTTTCTCTTTTTAGTAGGCTATTGAAACCTTCGTGTCCGCAAACAACTTCTTTACTGTGGACTCGTTAATACCTTCATCACCGCAGAACTCTAGCAACGCCTTATGGGTGTTTTCCTTGTACCAACCTCGTTTATCTATGTCGGCATCTACATACCCTTTAGCAATCAACTGTTCTTGAACTAAAGCAACTGACCTAGAGTTTCGTTCATTGCCACCAAGAACTAACTTAGACAACACAACAACTTCTCCATCTTGGTGATCCGCTGCTGCCGCATTTGATTTTTTACTTTTTGCTTCTTCAGCCGCAGGGGCTTCTTGAGTAGGAACAACTTCAGCAACTGGCTCTGCCTCTGGTTCTGGCTCTGGTTCTGCTGGAGTATCAACAACTTCAACAACCGCAGGGGCTTCAGGCTCAGACGGCATTTCCCACCTAGTCGGTTCTTCTTGGTTTAGTTCATCGTTCATTAAAATCCCCCTTCTGGGAACTTTGTAATCCATAGATTAAAATTGCTTTGCTCGGTATTACCATTATAAGGGAACTTACCTACCCCCCATGATGTCCAATTACTGCCTTCATTGCTCATGTGATAAGCAATCTGGGCATTGACAACTGGATCGAACAAGTCTTTGTTGGAGTTAAGTTCGTACTTATCACGCCGTGCTACGCCTAGCCCACCAATCATGTTGATTTGGAAGATGCCGTAGGAGTTGTCTCCTGTTTTAACATTGCCAATAAAGGCGAGAGGGCGTCCATTTGACGCTTTCTTCACCACTGCCCACGCTACTTTGAGTGCTCTACCTTCAAACCCAACGGTGCTTAGCATCTTGGCTAACTCTTC